GAACTCAGTTGCTAAGAAGTGGCAAGACTCTTGAGCAGATTGCGAAGGATAAAGGTCAAAACTTAGAAGACTTGGTTCCTGTCTATCCATTAGGCACTGAGAATGTTAAGCAGCTTCAGAGACGTAGTGGATATGTGGCAGAGCTTAAGAATATGGAGCAAAAGGTCGCCAAGCCATTGTCTAAATATCCTGCTAAGGTTAGAGGTTATTCTCTTAAACAGATTGCAGACTCTCTGGACAATAAGAACCCTGATGAGATGGGAGAGGTTCTCGCAGCAAGAGCATTATCGCCTGAAATTGCTGCCCTTCGTCTTAAAGTTGCTGGTGGTAATATCGGTATCGAAGCTATTAATGAATTAACTAATAAATCCATGGGACAGATGAACATCATCGAAGGATTGGTTGATACCCCAACTTATTTAGCGACTCAAAAGTATATTACACAATGGCTAGAAGAAGCTCAGAATACTTTCCAGAAGAATCAGGAAGATTATGGACGATTGAAGACTCGTGATCAGAAATCCGCTGCGGCTGAATCAGAGGTTAAAGTTTATAATCCTGCAACTGGGAGGCTTGAATAATGGCAATCCGAGTTAAGTTACCTACTGGGGAAATTGGCGAATTCCCAGATGACATGTCGCATGAGGATATAGAATCTGTATTACAGAAACAATTTCCTCCTGAGCAAGCCACGACAGAAGAAGAGGCACAGGAACAGTCTCACCGAGAAGAGCGTACAGGTCTATTGGGTGTTGCAGGTGATGTAGCGCATGGACTTGAGAATGCCAAGAAATTCGCTTTAGATATCCCTAATAAGCTTAAGAAGTCTGGTAAATATATTGAAGAGAATCCTGGTAAATCAATTCTTCACAATGCCGGACAAGTAGCCGCCGGAACCGCTGAGACAGGAAAGAGTATTCTTAATGCGCCTCATGATTTATTAAAGTACTTCATTAAGAAACATTTAGCTGTCGATATCCCTATCCCAGGTACAAATTGGCATACCAGTGATTTAATCCCTCACATTCCTGAAGATACTGGCGTTGAGAAGGCGCTTGGGTTAGAAGCTGATAAGATGAAAGGTGACGAACTTTTTCGGTCAATTCCTGATATTGTCGGCATGGGAGCAGGTGGAGCATCAGTAGCTAAGGGAGTCAAGAACTTAGCTACAGCGCCAAGTAAGGAGAAGTTATTTAAGAGAGCTTTGGAATCCAAGATTGATAAAGCTGCTGAAGAAAAAGGATTGGCGAGTGGCGAACTGGATAATTTAAAGGATTCCTTGCGCCAGGAATATTCAAGAATCCATGGTGAACGTGTAGGAGAGTTGACACCTACTGGCCAGCAAGTTGAGATTAATATCAAGAAGAATGCTCTTGAGAATAATCCTAAGAAGAACGAAGTTCCAGAGGGCGAATTACCTGAAATTCCTGAGAAGCCAGATACCAAGACTATGCTTGAAGAACATAAGAAGGCTATTGATGAGGCTAAGGAATCTGCGGAGAAGGGACTGAATATCTTGGATAATCCTTCGCTTAAAGCTGGTTCAAAGGTTAAGAATGCGATAATTGATGTTAAGGATAAAGCATCTTCCTTATATAAAGCAGCTCGAAAGCATTATTCTGATAAGAAAATAATCGCTGATAACTCTAAAGAGATTAAGGCTGCTACTGAAGAACTGGAAGCATTAAAGGATGCTGATGAGCTGGCTCCTGGATATGGCTCAGGAACGGCAAAACAGAAAGAATTGGAAGCTAATATTCAGGCACTCAAAGGAGAAAAAGTTAATGCAAGCGATATATTTGATCTACAGCGAACGCTTGAAAAGATGGCTGAAAATACTCGAAAAAGTCAGTATGAATCAGGAACAGGAAAGACTGATTTAGAACGAAAACGCCTAGGAGAACAGGCTCAGAAACTTGATGCTCATGCTGAGAAGCTTGCAAAACGTTTAGAATCTGTTGGCGGCAAAGATGTCCAGAATATGATATCTGGGGCTAATAAAGGATGGAAAGTTTACAAAGAGTTATCCCAAGGAAAATATGAGAATGGCGTCTTTAAATCGAATCCCGTAGGTAAAGCTGCCTTGAAGTCAGGAAGTGTGCCTAATAACGCTTTGATTGAGCTGGCTAAAGACCATCCGTCAAATGACTTTCTAAAAGGACTGGTAGACTCAGACTCTGAATTAAGGAAGCATTTATTAGCAGCCTATTCGGGCGAGAAGAATGTCAATAAACTTTTAAAGCCCAGTACAGTGATTAAGAAGTACGTTGAATCTCTTCCTGAAGTAGATGAGAAATTGAACGCTTTTAAGAACGCTGTCGCTGATTACAAATCTGGAGAGAAATCTGCTGAAAAAATTAACAAAGCTCATGATGCGTTAGTTAAATCCATGAAAGAAGTTGCAGAGGCCAAACAACTTCAGCAACAGATTAAGTCCCACGAAGAGGCTATACCCAAGATTAAAGCAAAAATGGATAAAGTTGACGCTAAGAGTTCAGAGCATGCTAAGCTGGTCAAAGAGCTGAAAGACCATGAGAAGCATCTTTCAGATAAGAATCATTTACTTAAGAAATATGGTAAAGCGGTGATAGGATTTTTAGGGGTTCACGAACTGACTAAGAAGTTAGGATTTTAAGTCGTCAAGAATGCCTTGGATGCCGTAGTACAGTACTATAACCCAGAAAATAGTTAACATGTTGTCCTCCTGTTTAATTAATAGGCATTATAGCAGGATTCGAACGTAAATCAAGCATAAGGATGTGCTATGGCTGTTAGCCCACTATATATACCAGCGTTTTCAATTGAAGATGTATTGCTGGATAAGGATACCGGAGCACCTCTCTCTGGTGGTCAGGTTTACTTCGAAGAAGATAATCAGCGTGGCATTCTGAAGCCTGTCTATCAAATTACAGGGACTTCTCCTAATTACACCTTTACGCAACTTCCTAACCCGATGACCTTGAGTTCGATTGGAACCTTTGAGGACTCTATGGGAAATCCAGTTGTGCCATATTTTTATCCATATGATAGTGAGGGGAGTGTTGATTATTATTACATTCGAGTTTTAAGCTCAGGATTGGTTCCACAGTTTGATCGTGAGAGGGTTCCCTACTTAGTGGCAGGAAGTGATACAGAAATCTTAAGCATCATTGCCAATGAATTATCTAATCCTCAATTTGTTGTGGTTAACTTTGACACAACCATACCGAGCTATACTTATAATTTCAATACTGTCACTAATCAAGTGGTTAATATTGCGCCAGGATGGGATATGATTGTTACATCTCCTGGTGTTGGAACCCTGACTCTGAGTCAACTGGAGCCAGCAGGAACTTTAAATATCGTCACTAATCCAGCAACAATTCTTAATATCTCATCAACGGGATTAACTACGCTATTATTACGCCAACGACTTACAGGCTCGCCCAATTTATGGGGGGACGGATTTCTTGCTGGAACCTTTGTGGCGAAGAGTTATACGGGAACGCCAGAAACTGTCGATATGTATTACAGTCAGTCTAATGGAACAGTCACTGACCAACTAATTATTTCAGCCACATTACCCGCAACTGGCTATAAGCAAT